TAATCATTCGTTATCTCCAGAAGAAGAAAAGAAAAAATTTGAAGAAGAAATGGCGGTTGAACAAAAGTACATATCGCCTTATCAAAAATTAGATGAGCTTGAAAAACGATTTTTTGAAAATCAATTTTTATTTGGTCAAAAAGTGATGGAAGCTGCAATGAAAATTGTATCAAGTGAAAAGAAAATATCTGTTGATAACTTCTTCAACATCGGAAGCCATCGAATTAAATTCACGGTTGAGGAGGTGGAGTGATGGAAAAATCAAAAGAAATTGGTTTAGCAATCACAGAAATACAAGTAAAGGTATTAACTCAATCCGAATCCTTGAGTGCCTATGAATTGAATAACATTAAAATAAAAGCAAGGACTTTATATGAAAGTCTTGTATGGTTACAGTATGCGAAGGAAGAGGTGGGAAAATGAAAGATTTGATGTTTTGAGGAATGGGAATGGGCGCATAATTTTAGAGAATACGCTCGCAAAGTTGACTCTCTAGATAAATTTCAGATGAATATTGAACGACTTGAGATCATCAAAAAAGCATTAGACGCTCAAAAACTAGAAGAATTGCAAAACGTAGAGAACTAGTTGAGCGTGAAATTGAGAAACTTGAAAAGTAGAAGGTAGAAGAATGAGTAAATTTGAAATCTCCTTGTCTAAGAACGACCTTGAACATATCGTAAACGGTTATGACATCAAAATCAAAATCGATGGTAAAAGATTTTCGAACACAAATGAAATCATTTTGAAACCTACATTGATAAATGATGTTATGGCTCCAATATTGAATTATAGAAATAAAATAATCGATACTAAACAGCAAAATATTGTTAATAATTTCCTGGGAGGTGCAAGATGATACCAAAATTCAGAGGGTTATCCATTGACGAAAACAGCAAAGGAGAATGGCAATACGGACATTTGATTGAAGATAGAGGAAGAGCATTTATTATCAACGAAGTGGTAGAAGCTAATGAACAATACATTACTATAGGTTCTTGGTGTCCTGTAAGTATAGAATCAGTAGGACGTTTCACAGGGATGTTTGATAAAAATTTACGGGAGATATACGAGAAAGATATTTTAGGTACAAAAGATGGTTTGTTAAACGGATTTATCGAATATAGAGAAGATTTAGGAATGTTTGTGAATAGCTTGATTAGATACAACAATTTTGAACGATTATGTAATGTGGCTAATTCAAGAGAAATCATCGGCAATGTCTACGAAAATCAGGAGCTTTTGGAGGTTCCAGAATGAAACGCTTTTTAATCGGCTATGCCTTACTCACGACTTGTCTATTATTCATGCAGCGGTCGATTATAGATGAGCAAGAGAAACCCTTGCTAGTTTATCATGCTGATAGTAAATACGTTATCACTGGCAAGATTACGGAAAAGAAAAAAATCGGAAGTCTTTTCACTATCACGGTAAATGGGAATGTTTTTGTGGTGAGTGAGCAGAAATATAATCATACACAGATAGGAGATAATATTGAATTATGAACACACTAGAGAATGTAAAGCAATGGTTTATTGATCGTGACTTAGAAAATGGTGGACGATTAGATAAACAGTCACTCAAGCTTAGTGAAGAGTTCGGTGAGTTATGTGCTGGGTATCTCAAGAAGAATGAGAAAGTGACCAAAGATAGCATCGGAGATTGTGCAGTCGTTATTGTAGGATTGGCATTACTCATTAAAGAAGATGTCAATCAGATTTTCAAATTATCTGGTAGTTTACGAAAGAAAGAAATTACAGAAACATTAATCTCAATCAATGCAAATATTAGTGAGTTTCAACTGTCTCAAGGATTTGCAAGTAAAGAAATGTGCAGACACAATCTAGTACGCTGCATTGGGTATCTCAAAAATCTTGGATATGATTTTGATGAATGCTTTGAACTGGCTTACCAAGAAATTAAAGACCGTAAAGGTCGCTGGATTGATGGTAGTTTTGTAAAATGGGAGGACTTACCAGATGAACTACGAGCAAAGATTAAATGATAAACAAAGACAACGTTTTGCTTTTATGCTAAAACAGAAACGCAAAGATAGTAAATTGTCACAAGAGGCGCTAGGTGACATTTTAGGATACGGTCAAGCATATATTTATAAATGGGAAGCATGTAAGACAAGACCTAACTTGTATCAAGTGGAGGATGTAGCGACCTACTTCAATTTGCCTATGAATGTTTTGATAGGGGAGGGATAAGTTGATTGATATTAAGAAACGTTTAAAACGACTGCCTTATGTGAATATTAAAATCAAGTCCTTGCATCATGAAATCATTAGTCTCAGGTCTGGAATAATTAAAGGGCAGTCATTCGATAGTATGCCTAAGTCACCATCGAACGACAATCAGACTGAAGATATGAATATTAGAGTGGTTGATAAGATTAATGAAATCTACAAGAAGATAGAACAAGAATATCAAGAGCAAGATGACTTAATCAAAGCGATTGAGAATCTTATTGATCCGATTCAAAATATTGTTATGCGATTACTTTATATCGATGGTCTATCTTGGGATGAAGTTCAAAGAAGGCTAAATTGTAGTAATGCGACGATACAACGGGCAAGGGATAAAGCTATTCAAGAAATTACTAACACTTTTGATAATAATGATAGTAAATGATAGTTTTAAAGTGTTATTATGATAGTATCGAATAGACGGTACGAGATAACGTTGCACGGTGATTTGCCTCCTCTAGTTTTGTTTCTATCTTCTCTGTCTCTGTTTCCGTCTATTCACTTTTGGGAATAATAGGTCTCTCGCAGGAGAGATAAGGTTATAGTCTTAGAATTTACGTACTGTAATCTTTGCATAAGCCGATTAGTCGACATCGGCATGGATGCCAGTGGGTGCAAATCCCGCTATTCTCATGAGAGGTCTTACATGAAGTCACACAATTATTGTGTGGTTTTTTTATGGGCTTTAAAAGGAGTGCGATGAAACCAAAGAGAATTACTATTTTAAATGGCAAGAGAACTGCTGTAGACTACGATAGCCGTAACGAGGAATACACGAATTACAATCGTACCCGTTGGAAGTATGATAAGGATGTGAAGAGGTTCTATAACTCATCAATCTGGAAGCGAACAAGTCAACAAGTATTACTTGAAGCAAATTATATCTGTGCTATGTGTGGAGATGAAGCTACAATGACAGACCACATCGTTAGCGTGAAGCAAGACTGGTCGAAAAGATTAGATCGAAACAATCTTCAAGCAAGTTGTAAGAAATGTAATGATAAGAAAGCAATTAAAGAGAAGTATTCGTATTGATTGTGTGCTAAAACATTAAAAATGTTATCAAAAAGCGAACAAAAACAGAATACAAAAGGGCAAATCGGTCGGGAATACGCTGTAAAATGTACGGAAATACCCCCTTTTGTTTTAAACGGGGGTAGGTATTGTTCGGATTCTAGAACGCCGCCCTCTTCTGTGCGAAAAATTCCGTTTTTGAAATTTTGAGACCCCATAAAATAAGAAAGGAGGTGGTCGATTTGGGACGAAAAATGAAGATAGTGGAAACTACTAAAAGTCATTTGACGAAAGAAGAAAAGATTGCAAGAAAAACCATACAAGAAAAGGCTTCTGATGGTTTGGAAGCATTGCAACTGACACCACCAAAACACTTTGATCCAATTGCTAAAGCTGAATATAAGCGCGTGATTGAAGATTTGAGAAAGCTACCCCTCAGAAACCTAGATAGAGCTGTATTAGAAAGTTACTGCACTTGGTATGCAGTCTACAAAGAAATATCTCGTGGATTGCAAAAAGAAGGGTATGTGATTGAAACAGATAATGGTAAGGTGTTGCCTAATAAGATGTTGTATAGCCTGGAACGTGCGACTACTAACTTAACAAAAGCAGCATCACAATTAGGATTGACAGTTGACAGTCGCATGAAGTTATTCGTGCCACAAGTTGAAGAAAAGAAAGAGAGTATTTTCGATAAATTTGGTAGTTAGGAGGTGAAACAATGGAAGATATAGCTTATCAATACGCTTCAAGAGTTGTAAATGGAGAAATCATAGCTAGTAAGAAAGTTATAAAAGCTTGTAAGCGCCATTTAAGAGATTTAAAGCGTATGGATGATGAAGACTTTCCATATATTTACTTGCCTGACAAAGCAAAAAATCCAATAGATTTTATCGAAATGCTCCCCGATGTCAAAACGGGCAAACCATATCCGCTGGCAGATTTTCAAAAGTTTATTTTGAGTAGTCTGTATGGTTGGAGAAAAAAGTCCGATACATCTATCAGACGGTTCAAAAAAGCTTTAATCAGCTTGGCTAGAAAGAACGGTAAGACAATCTTAGTAGCAGGTATTGCCTTATATGAGTTTTTGTTTGGTCGAAACCCTGCAATGAGTAGACAGTTGTTTTGTACAGCGAATGACCGTTCACAAGCAAGAATTGCTTACGATATGATCCGTAAGCAGTTGGAAGCATTAAGAAGTCAAAATTCAGATATCAGAAAGGCTACAAAAGTAGTACGAGATGAACTACGTAATTTGAATGATGAAAGCTATGTGCGTGCATTGAGTCGCGAAACTGGTGCAGTCGATGGATTTGAACCATATGTTGGTATCTTGGACGAGTTTGCAGCATCTAAAACTAATGAGATGATTGAACTTCTTGAGTCTGGTCAAGGCCAGTTAGACAATCCATTGATTTTGATTATCTCAACTGCTGGATTTGATTTAAACGTACCAATGCACACTATCGAATATGCGTATATCGAAAAACTTCTCGATGAAGAAGTTGAAAACGATGAATACTTTGCCTTCATTGCTGAACAAGATGATGAAGAGGAAATCAAAGATGAAAAGAGCTGGATAAAATCAAATCCAATTCTTGAAGTCAAAGCGCTACGCAAGAAGATGATGGACTACCTACGAAAACGTAGGAAGGTGGCACTTGAGACAGGAACAATAAATGAAATCCTAGTTAAAAACTACAACATGTGGCGACAATCATCAGAAGAATCTTATATGGATAAAGAAAGCTGGGCAAAAGCTAAGATTGATAAACCTGATACTAGAAAACGTAGAGTGTGGTTAGGTGTCGATGTTGGTAGGTCGAGTGACTTATTCTCTATCTCACCGATGGTCATGATGGATGATTATTGGTATGCAGATAGCTTTTCTTTTGTAGCCACAAAATATGGTTTAATCGCAAAAGAAAAAAGAGACGGTGTTTCTTATACCAACTTGGAAAGAGCTGGTGAGTGCGAGATAACAACGCTTGAGAGTGGGGTTATTGATGATGAGCGCGTACTTGAGAAAATTGAGGAAATGGTCTATCAAAACGAGTGGGAATTACAAGGTATTTATTTTGACCCTTACCAATTCGGTTCACTATTAACTATGATTGAAAAACGACACCCAGAATGGCCACTAGTCCAGATACCACAAACTACCATGGTCTTGAATATGCCCACGAAACAATTCCGTGATGATGTTCGTCAAGGGAAAATCAAGCATAGTGGTAATCAGTTGCTAACAATGGCAATCAATAACGCATATACCAGAGTTGATAATAACGGTATGAGGATTGATAAAAACAAAAACAGTAATAAAATCGACCCTCTGGATGCGTTATTAGATGCCTATGCAGCTTGTTACTTAGAGCCATTTGATGGAAGTGGTTATTGGACAAATGAGAAAATCTTGGAAGGAGGTTCGCTATTTTGAAAATACTGGAACATATCCACACAATTTTGCTATTGATAGGTCTTGGATTTTTAATCTATGGCTTTTTCTTATTGAATCAAGTAGCAGGTTTTTTATGTAGTGGAACTATTTTAATATTACTAGCCTTGTATATCAGTAAAACAAGGGGGTGAATTAGAAAGGAGGTGAGAAAATAAATGACTTTTTTTCAATCTTTAGGGTCGTCAAAACTATCTTATGACGATTATATCTCTTCGGTAATCTCTGGTAATTCAAGTCCTGAATATACTGGTATATCTGCTTTAAAAAATAGCGATGTCTTAACAGCGGTATCTATCATAGCTGGTGATGTTGCTCGTTTTCCATTGTTGAAGAAGGATTTAGTGGGTAACATCGAGCAGGACGAAGATATGAACTATCTACTGAATGTTAAATCCACAAGCAACACATCAGCAAGACAATGGAAGTTTGCAATGACCGTCAATACAATTTTGACTGGTAATTCATTCTCTCGTATTCTACGTGATCCAATAAGTGGCAAGCCTTTGGAATTTCAATTCTTTAGGCCGTCTGAAACAACTGTTGAAGAAACCAATAACCATGAACTGATTTATACTTTCCGTGACCGTCTGAATGGTAAGGAAATTGTATGTAAAGCAGAAGATGTTATCCATTGGAGATTCTTTAGCCATGATACTATTTTAGGTAGATCTCCACTACTTTCTCTTGGAAATGAAATCAGCCTGCAAGATGGTGGATTGAATACCTTGATTAAATTTTTTAGAGATGGTTTCTCAAGTGGAATTATCAAACTTAAAGGCGCTCAATTAAACGGTGAAGCACGTAAGAAAGCCCGTATGGACTTTGAGAAAATGCGTGAAGGCTCGACTGGTGGCAGTCCTTTGGTGTTTGACGATACACAAGAATACACCCCACTTGAAATTGATACGAATGTCTTGCAGTTGATTACATCGAATAACTTCTCTACTGCTCAGATTGCTAAAGCTCTACGAGTTCCTAGTTTTAAATTGGGAGTCAATAGTCCTAACCAATCTGTTGCACAGTTGACTGAAGACTATGTAACCAACGATCTTCCATTCTATTTTGATGCAATCACGAGCGAACTTGCTTTGAAAGTATTTAGCGATGAAGAACGCAGGAAGTATCGTGTTGATTTTGATACACGTAGTGTAACTGGTAGAAATGTAGATGAGATTGTAAAACTTGTGAACAATCAAATCTTAACACCTAACCAAGCATTGGTTGAACTCGGTAAAGAACGTTCTACTGATCCAAATATGGACCGTTACCAATCAAGTTTAAACTATGTCTTCTTGGATAAGAAAGAAGAGTATCAAGCAATGAAAGGAGGTGAGACAAGAGATGCCAAAGAGAATCAAGATGAAAGGTCCACTGATTCCGAATAACAGCCAGGAAGTTTACGACTACTTCGGTTTGGAAGCGGTCAGTGCAAAATCTATCACAGATGCTTTTCCAGAAGACAATAGCGATATCGTTTTGGAAGTTAATTCCAACGGTGGTCTTGTAACTGTTGGAAGTGAAATCTACACAACATTAAAAAGTTATCCAGGGAACGTGACTGTTGAAGTAACAGGAATGGCAGCAAGCGCTGCTAGTGTTGCAATCATGGGAGCTGACAAAGTGCTTATCAGTCCAACAGCACAGATTATGATTCACAAAGCATTGTATGGATTTGTGTCTGGTAATAGCGATGATTTAGACAAAGCTTCTAATGCTCTTAAATCTAGCGACCAAGCTATTGTGAATGCGTATGTAGCTAAGACTGGATTGGAAGAATCAGTGATCATTGACATGATGAAAAATGAAACCTTCATGTCAGCTAGTGAAGCAGTTGAAAAAGGCTTCGCAGATGAAGTAATGACCTTTGATGATGTTGGTGCAGTTGCAAGTCTTGGAGATGGACTGTTACCACAAGCTGTTATTGACGACTTCTACGCTAACCGTAGCAAGCGTAAGTCAGAAATCCAAAATATGCTACGAGAAATCGAAAAAGAAGAATTACTTAAAGGGCTATAAGCTCTTTTTTTAATACCGTAAGGAGAAGAAAGAAAATATGTTTAAAGAAAAAATGAAAGAACTTAAAGCACAGATTTTAAATATCGGTGCTGAAATTGTTGCTAAGACAGATGAATTAAAATCTGTTTTAAATTCTGATGATCTTGAAAAAGCTCGTGAAATCCGTGCTGAAATCGACAATTTGAAATCACAAAAAGAAGAAGTTGAAAATAACTTGAAGACTTATGAAATCGCAGAAGAAGGAGCTGGAATGGAAGCGACTATTGAAAAACATGAAGTAAAAGCAGACGGTAAAACTTACCGTGATTCTGTAAATGAATGGGTACGTACTAAAGGTGCTGTTGCTGATTCAAACTTGAAACTTGAAGGAAAAGACCTTCTTATCCCTATGAATGAAGCAGTAGATCCGACGCAAGATGGATTGAAGAAGGCTGAAACTGAAAAAGTAACTAGCAAAGAAATTGTTACTACTCCAATGCGTGAAGTTAAAACAGTTCTTGACCTTAAACAATTCGTTACTATTCACAAAGCAGCTAAAGGTGAAGGTTCATACCCTATTCTTAAACATGCTACATCTAAGATGGCAAGCGTAGAAGAATTGGAAAAGAACCCAAAACTTGCTAAACCAGAATTCACAGATGTACCTTGGAAAGTTAAAACTTATCGTGGTGCTATTCCACTTTCACAAGAAGCTATTGACGATGCAGATGTTGACCTTCTTGCTATCGTAGCTGAAGCAGCTAACCAAATCAAAGTAAACACTACAAACGATGCAATCGGTGGTGTTTTGAAAACATTTGAACCTAAAAACGCAGCTGACTTAGATGCAATCAAAGCTATTTTGAATGTAGATCTTGACCCAGCTTACAACGTGTCATTTGTAGTTTCACAAAGCTTCTATCAAAAACTTGACACTTTGAAAGATAAGAACGGTCGCTACTTGCTTCAAGACTCTATCGTTTCAGCTTCTGGTAAAGCCTTCCTTGGTCATCCAGTATTCGTAGTTGCTGACACAGTTCTTGGTGAAGCTGGTGAAGCTAAAGCTTTCATCGGTGATGTACAACGTGCTGTACTCTTTGCTGACCGTCAAGAATTAGGTCTTCGCTGGACTGACAATGAAATCTACGGTCAATACTTGCAAGCAGTTGTACGTTTTGATGTTAAGAAAGCAGATGCTAAAGCTGGTTTCTTTGTAACTATGCCCTAATACTCCCCCAGTCAGTGGGGGAGTCTCACGGTCAGCTGTAACTTTAGCAGTACCAACCGCAAGTAGCACCAAAGCAGACATCATGGCTTATTTAGATAGCAAGGGAATTTCTTACAATTCGTCACAAACCAAAGAGCAACTACTAGCCTTGATTGGAGGTTAGGGATATGGAAGCTAAAAAGAATGGTTTTCTTGAAGAAGTTAAGTTGTATTGTAAAATCGACTACGACTTCGAAGATGATTTATTGCTTGAGCTTATCGAGTCTGCAAAAGAACAGATTTGTTTTGCAATTGATAATGACTTAAACCCAGATGATTTAGTGGACTACGCAAAGTTCCGACTAGCTGTCAAAAAGCAAGTAAAAGAAGAGTACGAACATCGTGGAATGTCAGCAGATACCATGCGCTATCCATTAGCGAATGGTGTGCTAAACATCATCCACCAACTTAGAACACGGAGGGAAAGTTAATGCGAACACGTAACATGAATGTTCGCATTACTTTTTTTCAAAGAGTAGGTGGACAAAATGAAGATGGAGAAGTATTAGACTTTGAAAGAAAAGACTTATATACTTGCTGGGCAGAAGTATCTAAAACATCTATCAAGGATTTTCGTGAAAATGCGACCGTCACAAAAGCAAGTGGTTTGACTGAACATAAAGATACTAAAACGTTCTTGATTCGTCATCTTCCAAAACTTCCTTTTGACAATTCTTGCTATGTAGATTTTGATGGTAATGAATATCAAATCGTAGCCATCGAACGAGATCATGCAAATAAGGAAATTGACTTAATTAAGGGAGTGATGTTGTCATGACAAAAGGATTAGACCTTTGCCTAAACAATCTCACTAAGTTAGAAGTTAAAGCACCTAAGGTCGCTCGTGAAGCAGTCACAATGGTTGCTGAAGAGTTTGAAAAAGAACTTGGAGTAAATACTCCAGTTTCTGATGAACCAACACAAACACGGTTGAAAGCAGATATAAAAATCAGTAATTTCAAAGGCCGTGGTGGTGCTCCTTCTAAAGATATCGGTTTTGGTCGTGCTACTGGTTGGCGTGCTAGATACCCAAATAGCGGTACAATCTATCAAAAAGCACAGGACTTCGAGGAAAAGACTATTAATGCAGTTACTCCTCGTGCTAAAAGAATATATGAACAAAAAATAAAGGAGGTGCTAAAATAAATGATTGCTGAAACTGAAGCATATAAACTTTTGGTAGCAGATGAAAAGTTAAATCGACTGTTCAATGAGTTTAGAGGCAAGGAGTTTCCAGGATACAAACAAGGTATCTTTACTTACGATATTCCAGAAAAGCCTACAAACTTAAAACAAAAAGAGCTTGCTCCGTTTGCAAGAATTTATTTAACTTACGAAGCGCCTCACAAGTATGCAGATGATAAAATCATCTCAATGGAACAACGTATCACAATCAACTTTTGGTGTAAGAGTGCTAAGCAAGCTGACCAAATCACTAAAAGAATGGATACAATCTTAGAAAGTAGTGGATTTGAACGCTACACAGCAAATGAGAAACCTCGATACATGGATGACGATATTGGACTGTTAATGAATGTCCGAAAATATCGTCTTTTTGATTGGGGTGATCTCGAAGAAATGAAAGGAAAATAAATAAATGTCTAAAGTTAAATTTGGTTTACGTGGTTTTGAATATGGGGTTTTGAATGATAAAAACCTTGTGCCAGGAGAAACTAAAAAAATCCCTGGATTGAAATCAGCAAAATTGGATATCACAAATGAATTGAACACTATCACAGCAGATGATGGACCATACGTAGTATTGTCTTCTGGTATCACTGGAACAACCCTTGAAGTGTCATGGCTTGATTTAGGAAGCGATGCACGTAAGGATTTCTACGGTATCACTGTTGAAAACGGTGTTGAGAAATACAATAAGAAGATGACTCCAAACGATATCGCTTGCTTGTTCCGTACCACTGGTGATGATGGTAAAGGTATCTGGGTTGGTCTCCTTAAAGGTAAATTCTCACTTCCAGGAATGGATTTGGAAACTAAAGACGGTTCTCCAGAACCTAAGAACGATACTGTATCTGGTAGCTTTGTGGCTCGTGGAGATGACGATGAAGGTCTTGTAATTGTAGTTGGTCGTGAAGACAACCCACAATTCCAAGAAACTGAATTCCGTAAACTCGTTTTCCCAAAGTCTTAAGCGGTGCTAGTTCTGAACGAACAGTAACCGCTGAATCAGGCGCAGCAAGACAAGAATTATAAGAATAGGCTTGGTTCTTCCAAGCCTTTATTTTTTAAAGGAGTAAATAATGTTTGAAATTAAATTTAAAAAAGCAGGTGTGTTGAAGGAATTTTCAAAAGACTACGTAAACGTAGAAGACAACCTGTTGGCTTTGGAACACCAGGTTCGACAAACCTCATTGTACGAAAACAAGGAAGATTTGCTAAACCCTGCTAAACATCGTGAGTTGAATGAAGCATATCTTGAAATGTTTGTGAAAATGTACGGTGAGCAATTCGATGTAGAAGATTTGAAGAGTGCAAGTGTTGAAACGCTTGAAACATTGAATGATCTATATCTTGCAGCACTCGGTGGAAAACAAGAAGAGAAAGAGACCGCCAAGGGAAAAAAGAAGAAAAAGGGTTAAGCCCTAAAGAAGCTCAAAATAATTTATTAGTTTGGGTTCAATCGTTAATGAGTCAAGGATATACAATCCATGACATAAAGAGCATGCGTTTATCAGATTTTGATTTGATGGTGCAGGCTTTAGAAACAAAAGAAAGCCAAGAGGAAGAAGAAACAACCCTTGACAAGGCCTTCCCATTCCTTTTTGGATAGAAAGGAGAATGAATGGCAAGTAATATTGGTGAATTAGTCGCCACTGCAACCTTAGATGTCGCTCCTTTTCAGTCGAATGTCGGGAGGTTGAAAACCTATTTAAAAGGTGTCGATAATTCCCTAAAAGCGATGGAAAACAATTTTAAAGGAGCTGGTAATAATATCAGTAACTTAAAAGGACTTTTATCGCAAACTGGTTCAGCTCTTAGTTCATACCAAAAGGTATTGAGTTCACAGAGTGAACGATATAACCAGTTGAAAGCTAGTATAGGTGATGTTTCAACTGCCACTGCAGAACAAAAGCAGAAGTTGGTTGAAGCAAGTGCTAGTATGACAGCTACTGCTGCTAAAGTAGCTGAATTGCAAAACCGTTATCAACAGTTAGCTAGTTCTATGAAACAAGCTTATATCGATGATAGTGCCTTCACTAAGTTTGGTAGAGGTGCTCAAGAAGTCGGTAACAAAATCAGTCAAGCGGGTCAAACCATATCTGGTTTTGGTTCTGCTTTAACTCGTGGTGTTACTGCTCCGATTGTAGCGGGCGCAGGTCTTGTAGTGAAAGCTGCAATCGATTATGAATCTGCATTCGCTGGTGTTAAAAAGACAGTTGATGAAACCGCAACGGTATCTTATCAAAAGTTATCGGATGGTATCCGTCAAATGGCTAAAGAATTGCCAGCAAGTGCGGTTGAGATTGCAAATGTAGCAGAAGTTGCAGGGCAACTTGGTATTAAGGCAGATGATATTCTTTCATTTTCACGTACTATGATTGATATGGGAGAATCAACCAACCTAAGTGCTGAAGAAGCTGCAACTGCAATCGCTAAAGTAGCAAACATTATGGGTTTGAGTTCAGATGATTATTCAAGGTTCGGTGCATCCGTTGTAGACCTTGGTAACAACTTTGCTACAACTGAAAAAGACATCGTAATGATGGCCAACCGTTTAGCAGCAGGTGGTAAACTTGCTGGACTAACTGCACCAGAAATCTTAGGTCTTGCTACTGCTATGAGTAGTGTAGGTATTGAAGCAGAAGCGGGTGGTACTGCAATGACTCAAACTCTTACTGCTATTGGTAATGCAGTTTCATTGACTACCAAGGATTCAGCAGATGATCTAGCGTTGATTGCTAAAGTAGCTGGCACAACATCAGAAGAATTCCAACAAGCGTGGAAAGAAAAACCCGCTGAAGCTCTACAATCCTTTATTAAGGGGCTTAATACAGCCCGTGAAAAAGGGGCAAATATGGATGCTATCTTGATGAAATTAGGCATGACAGGTATTAGGCAAGGTAATATGCTTAAATCCTTAGCTTTGTCATCAGATAAAATGGGAGCAGCGGTCGAACGCTCTAACCAAGCTTGGAAAGAAAATACTGCCTTAACCAATGAAGCGAATAAACGTTATGAGACTACTGAGTCTCAATTAAAGATGTTTAGAAATCAAATCACCGACTTGGCTATTGAATTTGGTGGACCTCTAATCAAGGCTCTTAGAAGCGGTCTTGATGCAGTCAAACCATGGCTGAACAATCTTGCTGATTTAGCAAAAAAATTCAGTTCATTATCAACAGAACAACAACAGAACATCATTAAGTGGGGATTGATGGCAGCTGCTTTAGGTCCTGCTTTGAAGTTGTTAGGTGGTGGTGTATCTGTTATTGGTGGTTTTGTAAAAGCCATTGGTGGCTTATCAAAAGGACTTGGTGTTTTAAGTGGATCAGTTAAATACCTTGCAAATATTCCAGCTGGTTTAAATGCATTGGCTGGTTCAGCTGGTGCTGCTGAAACAGCTATGGCAGGTATGTCAACTAGTGCTGGTTCTATGACTGGTGCTATTGGTGCGCTTGCAAATCCTTTAGGATTGATAGTTGGTAGTATTGGTTTAGTAACAGCTGGTCTTGTCTATCTTGGAAACGAGAAAGACAAAGCAAGAATCAAGACAGAAGAGTTTGGTTCACAATTAAGCAGCACTGCACAAGGCGAGTTGAGAAACTTCCAAAAGACAGTTGATGAAACAAGCACAGCAGTCGCAAACTTTGGAACACATGCTGGAGATGTTGAGAAAGTTTCAGGAGCTTTTAAAAAGCTTTATGAAGATATCCAAGCAGCGGCAGACCAAAGCAACAAACGAATGGAAGAGCTTGGTAATAAATGGGGCTTGAGTGAAGAGCAAATCACTAAAGCTAAAGACAGGAATGGTCAAATCGTTTCAAATACTGAATCAATGATGGACCAAATCAATGAAATTTATGCGCGTCATAATGGCGATGCTAGTAAGTTTTCTCAAGAAGAAAAAGAAATCATCTTAAATAACCAGAATGAGATGATTAAAGCTAAACTTTCTATGATGAGCTTATCTGCTGATCAACAAAAAGCGGCATTGCAAGCTTTAAATGGAGATATTGTAAGTCTAAACGAAACTCAATTAAAACATACTAAAGATGTTTTAAAACAAGCCATGGATGAAGAAAAGAAACTCTACGAAACATCCAAGAGCGAATTGAAAGAGTTGTTAGACGGTAAAGCGATTGACCAAGAAACTTACAACAAGAAAATACAAGAACTCGAATCTAACCACACTCAAACTATGGAAGCTTTGGGTAGTAAGTATTATCAAGTTATGAAGAATCTGGACGAAAAAGTTAAATCCAGAACTGGTCAAAGTTGGAACTACTGGGAAGAAGCTAAAAAAGTCTTAGAAGAATATGGCTTATCTTATGAAGAAATCGGACAAAAAGCAGCAGCAGCATCCGAAAAAGCTGGAAACTCTCATAGCATTCTCGCTAAATATACTAGTGAGATGAGCAAGGAAGTCAAAGAAGCCAATGATGCGTGGTCATTGTTAGTCGGAAATATCGATAAAAACGGTAATTTCCAAGTCAAATCAAATGTTAAGGAAGTCATCGGAGAAGCAGCTAAATCTGCAGAAGGTTGGGAGCAGTTACAGTTCATTGCTAAAACTGCTGATATCAACTCAAATGCTCGTGTAACCATTGCTGAAGCGCTTGTTGAATCAGGCAAGTGGAAAGAGATGAGTCTTGAAGAAAAACAAGTCATTGTTAATAATCAAGCAGGCTTACAAGCTATTTTTGATAGCGAAAGCAGTCTCAAGATTTGGAATGATATGCCAGCTGAAGTCAAAGAACTTCTTTTGAAGAATACTGACATCATGAGTAAAGCAGATGAAGCAACAAAAGCTCTTACGAACTATGAAGCTCTGACACCAAAACAAAAAGAGTTGCTTGCAACAGATGATAAGTTCAGAGATGCAGTGGCTCGTTCTACTGAAACATTGACTACTTGGAATGCTCTTACACCGTTCACAAAAGACTTACAAGTAAACCCTGGTAACGTTTTATATAACGGTCAATTATCAATCGATAAGATTGGAGAGTGGAATTTAGCACCAGCTCTAACCAAGTCATTAGATGCAGTAGATAATACTGGTGTTGCAGTTGGAAGCGCAATGTTAAGTGTGAATTCTCCAAAACAAGAAGCGCCAATTGGTATTTATGCTAATGATAACACAGCAGGAGAATCACAATCAGCAAGTTTAAGTGTAAACTCTCCTTATCAATTTAAACCAATTGATATTAACGCTATCGACAGAACGCAAGGAGAAGCTAAATCTGCAGAGTATGCTGTAAACGCAGTTAGACAAAACGGACCTATTGATATTTATGCAAGAGACAGAACAAGTAGCGCGATCAATAGTGCATGGTCTGGTTTGGTATCCTTGCCCGCTGTAAAATTTATTGATATCATCACAAGGCATTTTACACAACGACACGCTAAAGGTACTGACAATCACCCAGGAGGTCTTGCAACAGTCAATGACCAACGTGGTACGCTCTATAAAGAGTTGGTAACATTGCCAGACGGAACTTCCTTCATTCCAGAAGGTCGTAACGTAGTCTTACCACTTCCTCCAGGTTCAAAAGTCATGCGAGCTGGTAAAACTCGTAGCATGATGAATCGTTTAGGTATTCCAAATTATGAAAAAGGTATTGGATTCGAGGATACTAAAATCTCGCACCTTAGTCGTAGGATTGGTGAAGTGAATGAGTATAGGCAACAATACGATGATAGACGTGTTGTTCAATTGTTGTCAGAATTGGTTCGTCAATCTTCTTCGCAACAAAATTCAACAAGTCAAGTTGGTAATGTTAACTATACACTTAACTGGAATGGTTCAAATGGTGAAGATCCATACTCTCCAGAATTCATTCAGAGATTGATGAGAGAATTCGCCTATTATACAAATCAGGAAGGAGGACGTTTAGTTTAATGTCTTTTTTTACATTTAACGGAAAATCTAATGAAGAATTTAATTTGAAATTAGGTCAAGGGATTGAGTATGCAACATCCTCTAACGATTTAGAACGTGTAACAGTACCAGGGCGCGATGGAGAGTTGCTTGTATATAACAATAGGAGAAAGGCTGTCGAGCAGTCTTTCCCTTTGCTTTTGGTAAAAGAAAAAGGCTTGACAACAGATATTATTCCTAAAATTACTGAGTGGCTAAGCGTGAAAGGTTTTCGTGATATGTCCTTCTCTTGGGACAAGGAACATATCTATAAAGGAGCTTATTTGGAAGGTTTTAGTGTAGAAGAAACCTTGAAGCAATTTGGGAAAACAAAGCTAAACTTTTTGCTTCATCCCATCAAGTATCGTAAAGATGGATTTAACAGAATCAATTTATCCAATAACTCAACTATTATGGGCAAAGGGAATGTGATGAGTGATCCTGTTATTACAATCCGTGGAAATGGAGAAGGAATTCTAACCGTCAATGGCAGACAGACAAAGTTTAAGAATATCCAAGGTGTGATTGTTTTTGATATGCAAAAAAAACTTGTATACAGTGGGAACTTGCCAGCTTGGGATAAAGTTGTGAGGTCTCCACAATACGTTATGCCAAAATTAGATCCAGGAGAGAACAGAATCTCTTGGACAGGTAATTTCAGCGTGGAGCTTATCCCTTATTGGGGGGTGATGATTTGAGACCAATCTTATATAATGCGACTGAAACTGTATTTGATTCTTACGGTCTAGGAGAAATTGACGCTAATAAAGCGACGGTAACAAGAGAGAGAAACGGGAATTACTCTTTGTATATTGAGTACCCCGTAGGTGGTTCTCTAGCTCCATTGTTTAAGCAAGATATGAGAATCAAAGCAGACGCTGGGGTTCGTACCAAGAATCAAACGTTCTACATTTCAAGGATTGTAAAAGATAGTAGCCATGTGATTAAAATCTACGCTAAACATATTAGCCATTTAACAGAAACGATGGGTATTGTGCACGGAACGACTGTAGTCGGCGATGCTAACGCCGCTTTGGCTCGATGGTCCGAGTCTTTGGTTGGTGGTATTGAATTTAGAACATGGTCTGATATCGAAACTGAAGGTAAAGCGAGTTGGACTGTTGACAAATTCAAGACAGCTAGGGAAGCTTTGGGTGGAGTAGAAGGGTCTATATTAGATGTTTGGGGAGGAGAGTATGAGTTCGATAACACAACTATCCGACTTCATAAACAGTTAGGGAGGAAAACTCCGACAGTTTTGCAGTATGGGAGAAATATTTTATCGGCTGAGGAAGATGAAAATTCGGAATCTAGTTATACATCTATTTACCCTTATGCCAGTTATACTCCAGAAGCTGATGAAGGTGGAAGACAGGCTGACCCAGTATTTGTTACTTTACCTGAAAAGATAGTAGACAGCCAGTGGGTCAAAATGTACGCTGATAGACGTGTTCAAATTGTAGATTTCTCGTCTAAATTTGCTGAAAAAGAAACACCTACTCTTGATAAACTTAGGAAAATGGCTGAAAGATATGTTCATGACAATCGTATCGGTATACCTAAGACGAGCATTAAAGTAGAGTATGTAGATTTAGCGAAAACACTTGATTACGCAGACATTGCTTTCATGGAGGAGGTTGAACTTTGTGATATAGTCCCTATCTTTTATCCAAAAATTGGCTTGACTAATGAAGATGGGAAAGTTGTAGTAGTTAACTATGATGTCCTCAACGATCGTAACGAATCTATAGAAATTGGTACTATCGGACAAGGGATGAAGTCCGCGATGGTAGGTAGCCTTGGTGAAAGATTAGAAGCGTTGGAAAATCGGCATATAAGACTTGAAAGTAATATACCTGCATATCTTTTAGATGGGAAAGGTAATGAGGTTTGGTATCAAACACCAGATAATACAAGAGAGCATAAAGTCGGTGACACTTGGTTTGAGAAGAATGGTCTTTATGATCGCATCTATGTTTGGAATGGTGAAATGTGGGAGAAGCGCATTGACACTGAGGATATTGACAAGGTTAAAAAAGAGGTTGACAAACAAATCTCAGACGCCCAAACCTCAACGAACCAAGCAATCGAACAAGCAGGCGCAAAAGCAGAAGAGGCTTTGAAGAAGGCTGCAGCTGGTTATAATCTAGCAGATGAAGCGAAGTATATTGCAGAACAAAATTCAATCATATTCGCTTCAATAGCTAATAGAGTTAACCAGCAAGATAACAAGTTAAAAAACGCTATTACTGACTTTAAAAATGAATATGGTTCTAAAATGCTTGAAGTCACTCAAACGACAGATGGCCTAAAAACAAAAATTGGAGAAATAACATCATTCATTGATAAGGACGGTCAACGTCAAGAGGAATTGAAGCGATACGCTAGAGAAGAAACGGCCAAACAAACAAGTGCTATCCGTGAAACTTTATCAAGAGATTATGTCGCTAAAAGCACTTTTACAGAAACAGTTGAAAGTACAAACCAACGTTTTGAAGCACTCACAAGAGATAATGAAGCCAAGCTAGCAGATTACAAACAAGGTATTGACGGACGTTTTACGAGTCTAGCTAGTCAGATAGCTGGTAAGGTCAATCAAGCAGACTTTCAAAGCGTTAAAGAAACAGCTCAATTATACGAACGTATTTTAGGTGGTGCTGAAAATGACGTATCTAACAACGTTTCACGAATGGTTCTGACTAACCAAGTGTTCCAGACTGAGGTTGGAAAGTACGTCACAGATGATAATAACTTGATTGTAAACTCTATGACAATGAACAAGCATACGCTTATTGGGAATAACAATCCTAAAGCTGATATTTCTGTAAACGATGGAGTTTTCACAATCAAGGCTAATGGCTTGACTAGCTATAATTGGTCTGGTTTCACACTTCCTATTTATGTCAAAAAAATCTATCGAGATGAAACCTACACACTCGGTTTTAAATACCGTATCAGAGAGTATCCGGACAGTTCTTTCGCTTTTAACGTCAAAAACCACGGCTTAAATAAAATCCTTTTATGGTCTAACATTGGCGAAAATAGACCACCTCTCAACGAGTGGCAAGAGTTTCAAAAAACTTTTACAGTTCAAGAGGATTTTGCTTTTGGTGAGGACAGCGATTATCCATTTTATATCTTTTTAGCCAAAAACGGTTGGATTGAGTTTAAAGAGCCTATTTTGGTTCGTGGTTCAAAGACTGGACCATACAAACCAAGCCAATTTGACGATGCGTACAGGAGCACAGATGAAGCTAAAGGACTTGCTACGGATGCACAGACAAGAGCGATACAGATTTCTCAAGGCTTGGAAGCAACACGGACACAAATGACGCTACTTTCTAATTCGTGGGCAGTCAAGGCCTTAAATAACGCTGGAGACATCCTTGGGCAGTTAAACTTAAATCCCGACGGCTCAGTTAAAATCAACGAGGGATTGATTTCCGTGGGCGATAAGACCTATATCAAAGATGGAGTTATTAAAAAATCTATGATTGGTAACGCTCAGATAGGTACGGCTCACATTGGAGAGATTGACGCAAGTCAAGCTAGAATTATCAATATTTCAGCTAAAAACATTGTCGCAGATGGTTTGACGGCAAATATCATACGAGGCGGTAAGCTATCATCCTTGAATGGCGTTACAGATTTTGACTTACAGACAGGCTGGATTGAGATGAACAAGGAAGCGGTTGGAATTAGAAATAGATTCCCTGACAGACCTATGCAATTCCTTATCTTTGGTCAAGGGTCACTCAACGGTGTTCCCGGCGCATATACTCAATTAATGAGTAACCGAAATGGTGTCACTGGTATCGAGCATACATCTGCTGGTATTCAAATTTGGAATGGACGTTCAGGAAGCAATGTCCAAACAGCTATAACATTTTACGGAAAAACAATGGATTTTATGCCTAACTCACAAGGCGGTGGGGTATCGATTAATACAGGAACACGAAATATTGTCGGTTTGAATAAGATTGAAGTTAACGATATATTGTTACGCAATTTTTCGATGGTAAATTTATTTCATGATGTTAACGCAAATTTTCGAGCAATCGTAGATTGGTTCAAAAGAAATAATCTCGGTGCTCCCGGATTGTATAACATCAAACTTTAAAAAGGAGTATCTATGAACACAACAGACAAGGTTATCAATGACCTAGCAATTCAACTCGCAAACAAGACGATTGAATGCGCAAACTATAAAGCACTCTATGAAGAAGCACAAGCACAACTTCAACAACTACAAGCAGAACAAACAGAAAAAGAGGAATAATATATGACATTCAAAATCATTAACAAATATCTACAAGAAAATAACCGTACATTCGTAGCAATCCGCCAAGAAGCACCATACACAGCTTATGACCGTGTCTTGATTGGTGACCGTGTGAGTGAGTCAGACGAAGTTCTTATCCAAGCTGTACTCGGTCAAGTCGCTACTGAGTTAAACCCTGCTGATGGTGTGAAGAAACTTCAAGAAGATTTGCACACACAAGCGCAAGAATACGAAGTCAAGCTCGCTGAGAAAGACGCTAAAATTAACGAAGTCAAGGCAGTCGCAGACTGGGCAGTGTTGGCTCGTGTTACTGACACAGACAATCCGCTAGATCCAACAGTCTTTAAACGTGGATTGGAACTTGTCGATCTCGGAAAAACTGGCAAAACTTACAAACCGCAAGAAATTTTCACGCTTGAAAATCCAAACCACGTTGAGAAATTCCAAGAAGGAAAACGTGTCATGATTCAAGTCAACGAGCCATTCACTTATCAAGGACAAACACTTGAACAACTTGCAGACCTTGAGCAAAACGGAAAATTGGGCGTTTGGAAGTGGACTGAACCAAAAAAAGAGAAACCTTCTAGTGAGTTAGACACTCAACCTGTTCAATAGTCATCCGTTTTAGAAAGAGGGTGGTTAGATTGGACTTTCTAACTTTAATAGATAAGCTCACGCCCGTTTTAGTCGTGATTATTCCAAGCTACTTTTCATTCAAGAGTACAAAAACTTCAAAAGAGGCTGACAAACGCCTTGAGGGTCTATCTAATAAGATAGATACCCTCGAAAAGTCAGTCTCAAGCGTGGAAGAGATTGGGAAAGATAACCAACGGAATTTAACGCTTATTGGGAAAGGCTTGCAACGATTACAGCGTTTTCGATTGCAAGAAAACTTAAAAAAAGCAATCCGACGTGGAAAGACAAGTCAGCATGAAATCGAAGAACTTTCAAGGCTGTATGAAAGCTATGTCGAACTAGGCGGGAACGGTGCTATCAAAATACTGTTTGAGAAATTTCTCAAACTAGAAATCAAAGAGGAAAATGATGATGAATAAAATTAACTGGTCAGTACGACTTAAAAATAAAAACTTTTGGCTTGCCTTAGTTCCAGCTTTGGCACTACTCGCACAAGCATTTGCGAATATCTTCAATTATTCACTAGAGTTTGGAGAAACAGTTGATAAAATTCTAGTGTTTATTAATGTTTTGTTTGCGTTTCTTGTTTTAGTTGGTGTTGTCAATGACCCGACAACCGCTGGGCTATCAGATAGTGAAAGAGCATTGACTTATACAGAACCAAGCGAAGACTAAACAATTTGAGAACCCTTTTGGGTTCTCTTTCTTTTTAAAAGAAAGGGGGTAGAAATTGAAAAAGGTTATTGAGAAAAAGTTAACCATTTCAGCAAACAATCGAGATGTAGATAGGCTTTATCAAGAATTTTATAGCAAAGATAAAAGCATCGCTGAATTCAAATTCACACTTGATGAGCTAACTGCTACAAAGGTTATCTGCTTATTCTACTTCAAATCCAGCAAGCGATACAAAGAAGTAGAAGCAGTAATCGAAGATAATTCGTTTACGGTTCAATTCGATACATCGTTGATCACAACTGATGAGTCTGTTATTGGTTATATCTACTTTGAAAAAGTAGAGCAGTCAGCAGATGTGTATAGCTTTATGTTTAGCGTTCATGTGAGCGAAATCGACAAGGCAGTTAAGACACCACTTATTGAACGTAAAGCAGGGCGAATTGTTAACGTCAATGACATTGTAACTAAGCAAGAATTGGATGAACTTTTTGCCAAAATCAAAGCGCAAGGCGGCACGTATGACGATAGCAATATTCGTAGTGAAATAAGCCATATTTCAGTCGATATTGAAGCTTTAAAGACAAAGACAGATAAAGATACTGTCTACGACGATAGCGCCTTAAAACAGCGTGTAGAGGTCTTAGAAAACAAGTCTAATATTGACACAAGTCAGTTTGCTACTAAGGACGAATTACGCAATATCTCACTAACTCCTGGACCAAAAGGAGATAAAGGAGAGCCTGGACCGATTGGTCCACAAGGTGCGACTGGTGAAACTGGACCAAGAGGAGCAGACGGTTTACAAGGCCCTCAAGGATTGCAAGGTATCCAGGGAGAACGTGGACTTGATGGTCAACCAGGACCTAAAGGGGACATCGGACCTCGTGGTCCGCAAGGCCCGAAGGGTGATCCATTTAAGTATAGCGACTTTACTCAAGAGCAACTTGAAGCGCTACGAGGTCCAGCTGGTCCACAAGGTCCTTCTGGCTCTGGTGGTGGCACAGGCGGGACAGGTGGAGCAGATTTATCTAAATACGCACTTAAAACCGATTTAAACGCTTATTTATCTAGAAATGACGCCAATAACCACTACGCTCAAAAAGGCTGGGCAACTCAAACGTTTGCATATAAAGGTGATTTAGGTAGTTTTATTAGAAAAAACGAGATTGGGCAATATGCATTAACACCTGGCGATGCTGCTTCTCGTTACGTTAATAATATTCAAGCTCAGAATTTTGCTAAGAATGCAGATTTAGCTAACTATGTTCCTAAAGCTCAGTACGATAAAGATATGGAAGCTCTTAAGAAACGTATAAACGATTTAGAACACTTATAGGAGTTAAATAGCGAGCCATGGCCTGAACGATTGCCATAATGAAAGGAAATTAAAAATGGATATTGATACAAGCAGATACAGAGAAGGGCTTCCACAAATCGGATATGCACCTTACAGACAAGTTCACGCTCATTCGACGGGTAATAAAAACTCAACAGCTCAAAATGAAGCTGACTACCACATGCGCAGACCAGTAGAATCTGGCTTTTTCTCTCACGTTGTTGGGAATGGAAGAGTCATGCAAGTAGGACCAACTAACAACGGATCTTACGATGTCGGTGGCGGTTGGAATTATGAAACCTATGCAGCAGTTGAACTAATCGAAAGTCATTCAACCAAAGAAGAATTTATGGAAGATTACCGTCTATACATCGAATTGCTACGCAATCTTGCAGATGAAGCTGGACTTCCAAAGACTTTAGATTCGGACGCATTGGAAGGTATTAAGTCGCATGAATACTGTACGAATAACCAACCTAACAATTTCAGCGACCATGTAGACCCTTATCCTTATCTAGCAAGCTGGGGTATAAGTCGTGAGCAATTCAAACACGATATTGAAAACGGTCTTGAAATTAAAAAAGGCTGGCAAAAAAACAATAATGGCTACTGGTATGTTCGTTCAGACGGTTCTTATCCTAAAGAGCAATTTGAAAAGATTGACGGAACTTGGTACTACTTCGATGGTTCGGGATATATGCTTTCTGACAAGTGGAAGAAGCGACCAGACGGCACATGGTACTACTTTGACAAGTCAGGAGAAATGGCTACTGGATGGAAGAAGATTGCTGATAAATGGTACTACTTCAAAGATGATGGTGCTATGGTTACTGGCTGGGTTAAATACTACGATAAGTGGTACTACCTCGATGCAGTCAATGGCGAAATGAAATCCGATTGCTTCATTAAATATAATGATGGCTGGTATCTGCTACTTCCTGACGGCAGAATGGCTGATAAGCCTGAATTCACAGTAGAACCAGATGGATTAATTACAACAAAATAAAAATAGAAAGAAATTCAAAATTTAATTACACTTGACCGCTGGCGATTGCTGGCGGTTTTTTTGTTTGCTCAAAAATACGCTTGATAATCGCTTGAAATTCTTGAAAAACCTTTATAGATATAGGGTTAGGAGCGTTCTTTTTCGCTTGAATATCGTTTGTTTGCTCTGAAAGTAGTAAAAAAAAAACAGTGAAAAATTTCACTGTTTGTCTTTTAATTCTTGGGCGTAAGCAGTCATGCTGATTGCGTGTTTTAAACGCATGTTCATTATATCCGATACACCATTTTTATATTTATCCACAGCTTGAGTAGATACGCCACAGTTTTTGCTGATAGCATAGGCTGTGGCGTTATCTAAAAGCCA